GCCTGATGGTTGATTTGGGATGCCTTCGGACAGCTTGACAGATGCAGGACAGGCAATCCAGCGTGATGATGATGATGGTCTGAGTTTTATCATTGGTTTCTTTCTCTTGCTAAATCTTAATCGCCACAAAAACAGGCAATGCCTTCTTCGTTTGCGTCAAACATATCAATTTGTTCTTTTGTGTATTTAATCATTTCAGAATAGCTTGGTCTATCAGAACGAAAGACCGCACCGCTTGGCTTGGACGCTAACGCTAACGCTAACGCTTCCATTTTCGCCCACCAAACACCTCGCTCTGGCTTTTCTGCGATTAGGCTTGCGACTTGTGATGCTGGCTTCAAAAAGCATAAATCGCAGTTACCTGCCAAAGTTCTGCCGTTGTATGTTGGCAAGTTCAAATTAAAAGACTGCTCTGACCAGAACTGATTTACATCATGGACCGTTACGCCAGCAGATACAAGCGGAGTCCTAGACCTGTCCATCTTTGCGGCTCTACGCATCTCGTCTGCTCTGATGCCGACCCAATCAGATGTCTCGTTGTGATCTTTCCATCCGATTGACTTTAGATATTTGTGAATTGTTCTGATCTTTAGTTCTGCTGTGCAAAATCTTGTAACTGGGTTAGGGAGATAGTTTCTCTTTCTAATCAATTGCTCAAATGGAGTTCCATCTCTGTTTGCTGACGCAAAATTAACTCGCTTAAATCTAGGCTCTTCATTTATGTACTCAAGCCAATGAATTTCAACGCCCCATTTTGTTTCGCAATCATGCACAAACTGCAATTTTTCTTCTTCTTCCTTGCCAGTATTGGCAAAGCAGACGATTGCATCTTCTGGCAACTTACCACCATTCGACTGCAAGACACGCCAGAGCATATAAGCACTAGTTCTGCCGCCAGAGAAACTGATGCATGTCGGCTCAATGATTTTGAACGGGTCTGTCATTTGTAATCCCAACAAAGCATTGCTTGATAGTAATCGGCTCTTTCTTTATTCTTCATTGACAGCATTATTGCGCCAGCTTGTTCTGTGTAGTCGTGATACATGAAATGTTGATACATCGCCATTTGGAAGTCACCTGTATCAATGTGAACTTGTCTTCTGTAAGCGGAATAAGCAATGTGATACTTGAGAAAAAGCAACTCCTTTACTTTTGATTCCATGCTGCACGCTCCTGTTCGATTTCTTCTGAAAATAGGTTGTAGATTCGTGATCTGACTTGAGGGTCAACAGCCCAACCTAGAGAGTCAGGGTTAAGCATTTCACGCAGTATGTCGTTGCGCTGTTTCAATGAATGCCGTGTGCGTTCTAGCTCTGTTGTGAGCCACACGATGTGCTGTCTAAGCACTTCTCTTTCTTCTTCCTTTGCGTCTAGCAATTGTTTCTCCTGTTGTTGTGATTCCTTCATGCACTTGAGCGCATATTCCCGCATCTGCTTGGCTGAATACTTCGCTTCAAATACGCTGCATTTTCTTGGTAGTCGTGCGAGTGTCAATCTTCTATATCCTCTAAGCTGTCGTTAATAAGTTGTTGTTTTAGTAGCTCAAGCACGCCGATAACTGTAGACATATAAAGCGTTTGGTCATACTTCTCAATGACTGCCATCAACTCATCAATCAAACCCTGCGCCAGCTTTCCTTGATTTAAGTTCATGCTTCGCCCCTTGCTGGAATTTCAACATCAGGCATAAACATCTTCCAGCATTTTTTGCAAATAATCCAATATCTCATTGCTGGTTTGCCACAATGCTCACATTTCATGCCTCACCTCTTGCTCGGATTGCTGCATCAATCATCTTTTGCACTTGTGTGATGACATGCTTCATGTTGCTTGCGCTGATTGCATCCAGCGTCATTCCATTTGCCTTCAACACTTCATGCGCCTTTTTGAAGTCAGGCTCAGGAAATACGCTGATTGGATAGGCTTCACACCAATTTTTGATTTGGTCAAACAAGTCATCGTAATGTTCACGCTCTTTAGCTGCTACCAGTTTGGCAAAGGCTTCGAGGTCTTCTAGATAAAAATGAAACGCGGGTGGTTCATGTCCAATTTCAGTAGCGCCAGCCTGTCTAGCCATCTCAATGATTTCATCTTGTGTCATGCTCCACCTCTTTCCACATAACAGCGTCGATGTTCTTCTTTGATCCGCTCACGCTCTTTAGCTGCTACCAGTTTGGCAAACTTAACTATGTCATTTACTTCATTGCTATCTTCATCAATCCATATTGACGCAAAAAAAGCCATGTCGTTTGCCACCTTAATGATGTCTTCTCGTGTCATAGTGTCTTCATCCCGTAGTAAGCAATCATCGAAGCATCAGCGCGACCTGAATCCTTCACGCGCTTAAAGAGATGCTGGTCATCTGGGTGCAGTTCCATCGCACGATGACGAATTGCGTCCTTGCCTTTGCCGCAGCCTGTGGCTTTCATCCATGCTTGCGGCGTGATGTAGGTGACGGGAACAGACAACGCTGCAAGACAGCCTTCAATGACACCTGCTGCACGCCCGAAGGCGAACATTGATGAGACTCCCTGATTGGGCATTGCGCCGACCTTTTCAACGAATGCGTGCGTAGGTGCAAGCTCTTTGATGATGGCTGCAACGCCTTGCGCTGAGACTTGCTTCTTGGTGCTGCCACCGCGATACACCTCAACGATAGGCATATCAACGACACGATCAAGCCTGTTGTCAACATACAACGCGAAAGCGCCTAAAGCGCCAACATCCACCCCGATAACTCGTTTGACGGGCTGAATCATGGCTGACCGATCTTGTCGATGGACTCGATGCGCTGCGCGATAAGACGGTCTGCTGCGTCCTTGAGGCGATGAATTGATGAGACTAGGGGGGTTACCTTGCCAGCCTTCCAGCGTGATGCCACAGACGGGTCTAGACCCGCCTCACGGCAGACATCAGCCATAGTGAAGCCAGCTAAAGCAGCACGCTCTTGAATCTCTTTGATGTAGTTTGGATTTGTCATGGCTTAAATGTTAAGCCATAATTGATTTGCGTGGCAAGTCAAAAAAAGGGGTGAAGCCCTGTTGCCTCACCCCTATCAAGGCAACCGCTAGCAGGAGAAACCAGCGATTCAGCGGGAGAAACCGAACCCGCCACAACAATTTTATGAGTTTGTTGTGAAAATAATACACTTGGGGTGTTGACAGGCATGACAAGCGTTGTATGATTCACTCATCAACAACCCTAGCTAAAAGGAGCAAAGCAAATGAAGATCAACGAAACAACCCGCTGCTATCCACGCACCACGGCAGACGCATTCCGAGAGAACTATTACGACATTCAAGCGCGTGAGCGTTGGGAGTGGCTCGAAGGTAGCCAGAACGAGACATACGCTCAGTTTGAGTTCTGGCTGTACATCACGCTTGCCTTTGCTGCTGGCTTCTTAACATGCTTGCTGTGGGGTGCGAAATGACAACAGACAAAACAGGTGGACCAGCGTTTCCTGTATCAATAGACATCGGGACAGAAGTTCATTATTCAAAAGGCATGACATTGCGTGACTACTTTGCTTCCAAGGCAATGCAGGCGCACATAGTAGGTCGAGGGGATTTTGCAGACGGCAACAAGAAAATAATTGCTGAATGCTCTTACGACATGGCAGACGCAATGCTGAAAGCGAGAGAACTATGAGCGAAAAAATGCAAGACAAGATTGATGAGGTAGTCCACGAATTCGTTATGCGTGCTGCTGGCAAGGTCGGCATACTCAGACCAGAGGACATCGGACGCATTGCCAGAGAAGCTGCTCAGAAGGGTTGCATGATCGGCTGGTATGAAGGCGTTAAGGCAGAGCGCAAGTTCGCAAATCTCAAAAGAAATGCAGGTGGAAAATGACAACACGACAAGAAGCCATGCGCCTGATAACAGGCTTGGAAGAGTACAAGGCAGAAGGTCCAGACCTCATTGCCAGCGTGATGCGTAAGATGCTCAAGGACTTGGACGCTTACGAGCAAGAAGTTGAATATCTCAGGGATCGCGTCAAGCAGCTTGAGTTGGAAGTCTTAGGTCTGACGCAATGAGAAAACGCTCTAAGTACAAACCAAAAGGCGTGCGTCTTGACGCAGTTACTTGGGTCATCAATGGGTTCAGGTCAATCAACGAGACGGGTGACGCTGCGCTGCACTTGAAGATCAAGAATCATTCTTCACTTGATTCGTTGCGAACTGGCACAGCCACAAAGGATGACATCGACAACATCATCGCAGCCTTGAATGTGACTGAAGCCTTGTCGCGCATCAACATCGGAGAGGACTACGCCAAGGAGATCAGAGCAGGGCAGGATGCCTTGTTCGAGATAGCCAAGCGTGGCATCAACCGAGACAATAGATTCATTGCAAGAGGACCAGAGCTA